CCCCTCTATTATTGCTATTATTATTTCTATCCCTGATTCAAAAATCAATGGAAGATTATCAATCAATGTCTTAACTATGAGTAAAACTGCATCTATTATTGTAGGTATCAAGTCAGGTATTATCTCTGTTATGCCTTCTATTACTGCTAGTAATATCTCTATACCTGCTTCTAAAATCATTGGAAGATTTTCAACAACTGTATTGATAATTGTCATTACAGCATCAAGAACAACTGGAATTAAATCTGGTATGGATTTTATAATCCCTTTTATTAGTGCTACTAAGAGGTCTAACCCCATTTTCAATATCAATGGGACTAATTCTACAAGAGCATTTATAAGAGTATCTATAATCAGAATCGCTGAACCAACTATCATTGGCAAATTATCTTGTAACCCACTTACTAGACTTTGGATTATCTGGACTGCTAAATCTAATATCATTGGTATCTGATCCATTATCATAGAAATCATTTCTGACAAATCAATACTAGAAAATATTTCTTTTACAACCTCTCCTATTCCAACTAATATATTAGGTATAACCTTCATAACATTCTTAAACACATCTCCAATAGAACTGGCAAAACCCTCAAGAGCATTTGACATAGTATCAAGGTCATCAGATGCAAAGGCAGTAAGAAGGTTACTCCATGACGCCTTAGCACTATTTACTGAACCAGTTATAGTTTCAGATGCCTCCTTGGCTGTTGTTCCTGTAATCTTTGTTTCTACCTGAACTGCATGGATTGCTTCTATATACTTATCAAACCCTATACCTTTAACATTCTCTGCTGTGGCTGTAAAACTCTTTCCCATTACTCCTGTATCATTTATCAACCTAGCCATCTCTGTGGCTGTTCCACCATATCCAAGTTTCAAGTTGTCTAACATCATAAAATTCTGTTTGGCAAACCCTTGATATGCATTCTGTATCATACTTATATCTGTTCCATAAGTATTTGCATTGTCTGACATATCTTTGATTGCCATATCTGAGAGTTCTGTTGCCTCCTTTGTATCTCCACCTAGTGATTGCAATAAACTTGCAGAAAACCCTGTAACTATTTCCATATACTTATTTGCACTCAAACCTGCTGTCTTGAATGCCCTCTCTGCATTCATCATAACCTCTCCTGAAGAATCTTCAAACAACTTCTTTACACCTCCTGCAAGTTGTTCGTATTCAGCAACATTCTTTAATGAAGTAGCCACAAGAGCACCGATTGCAACAGACATAGTTGTTATTGCTCCAAGAGCAACCTTTCCTACACCGACTGCAACTTTACCTACTTTACTAAAAGCAGTACCAATTCCCTTTATAACCTTTGCAGATTTTGATGTAGTACCACTAATTGTTTTAGTAACACCATTCATAGATGCGACAAAACCTTTTGTATCGGCAACTACTTTTGCTGTTATATCTCCAAGTTTCATTTCTTAATTTTTATTAACTTAGACTTTTTGCTTAGTTCACCTTTTAGTTTCTTCAATCCCTCTCGGTCAATCTTATCTCCTCTTGTATCAAAGCCACTATTACTCAGTTCCCTAAACAATCTGTTTGGGTCTTCAACATGGGGGTTGTGTGTTATCATTAACAACAACAAGGCATCTCTCCTTTTTCTGTTTTCTATACTCTCTAAAAGACCTAATAGTTCATCTATATAAATCTCATTGAGTATATAGTGCAATGTCCACCCATACTCTGAAGACAAAATATCAGTTAATCCATAAATCCAATCCCCTTCACTCTTTACTTCTTGGACTTCTGTTTGAACATTCCTGCTATTTCGCCAAATTCTTTTTTTACTCTCTCAATGTCATTGACCTTCAATATTGCATTTATAAGAGCCAATGTGTCAGCCAGATCTAATACTTCAATTTCTGCTACTGGTATCCCTGAGAGATTAAACAGTATTCCAAAAATATCCCCACTTGAGGTGGATATTAAATCAATCATAACTGCTACATTCTTTTCTTTATCTTCCAAATCTATGTTACCAATCTTGTCTGGATACTCTTTCAGTATCTTTAAGGCATCTAGTAACTTAACTAGAGGGGAAGACTTTACCTCATAGTCCTTCTCATTTATTTGTATCTTTAACTTTTTCATATAATTTGCGACTCTTTAAGAGTTCTATTGCTAAAATTATTTATGCTGTAGAATCACCTATGAAACCGAGATAATTTCCATCATCTTTGGTATCATCTAATAGGGCTTCAAACACAACCTCTACTATCTTTTCACCATCATTAGTGAAAGGTAACTCTATTGTACTTGCAACAACTGCTAAGTGAATAACAACATCATCATCAAGAGTTGCGACTGCATTCTCTGATGGGTGTAATACTAATTCCTTAGCATTATCCAAGAGTGAATCTCCGACTGTTGATCCGACTGTTAATTTTCCACCTGTGGTTGATCCTTCTGGTATTGCTACAATGAGGTTAGAAGCAGTTGCCTCTGCTAGAGGTACTTTTACCGATAACTTCTCACCTAACAATCTCTTATCTACTATGGTTTCCCCATACATATCTACCATTACATCGTGATATGTTGGTTCGTATGTTACAGTAACACCACCTTTTGTATGACCCAAATCTGTGTCATCGTAGGTTACAGTACAAACACCGAGTTTAACATTTGCAATATCTGCCATGTTATTAAAAACTAAATTTAACTACCCTTTAATGGAGTTTGGAATGTCATGGTGATTATTTCCTTACATCTAGGACATTTAATCCTCAATCTTCCAGAGTATAAATACTCCTCCAATAGCAAAGCATGACAATTAGGACACCTTAATTCTCTAAATGCTTCACCCTTATATTTTAACATATTTACCTCCCTCTTACCTTACATCTAAAATTTGCACTATATTCAATCCTGTTTTTATCATCTCTACCAAGGTTACTTATCTCTCCATTTAATAATATTGAATAGTAGTAGTTTCCACCAACTACAAGATTTTCATTGAATGTTTGATGCAGTCCACTTACTATACTTTCTATCTTTGCAAATACTGTACTGGCACTTTCTCCTCTAATTAAGATCTCAAAACTAGGGTATGGAATAGGCAAGTCAATGTCAGGAGATTGCCCCCCTGTCGTAAATACAGCAATGACATCAGTTCTTACATCTGGAAGTGAATCCACAAACAGATCAGTTCCAAGTGTTGCATGACCTTCATCTTCAATATGGTTTGCTACTTCTAGTGCTACTTGCTTCATTAGAATAATATCTGTTTCAATTTATTTACTGTCTGCCCTTGCCAATCCCCTTTGTTTTGTTCAATAGGATGCTCTAAATATTTTGCCTTCCTTCCATTCTGAAAATGATACTCTGGATGCTCATGTAATCTTGAAGCATACGGAGTATAATATCCAAACTCAAAACCTATTTCATTCCCCAATGGAGTTACCCTCCAACTATCTTTCAATGTACTAATATCTAAAGGACATTCCTTTTCTGATTCGTTTCCTATTATATCCACCCCAACCCTAGATGCCTCCCACAACCCCTCTACTGTCTTCTGGATTAACCCTTTTACTTTTTGTGGTATATCACTACTCCACTCAATGCTAACTTTCGCCATATAACTTGCAAATCAATTTAACATCTCTATAATGCCCTACCTCATTCTTTGGCTTGGATACTTTTAATACTAGATAATCTCTATCATCATATTCAATCTTCTGTCCTATCTCTATATCGTATTCTTCCAAAGGTAAATGTATAGTCAAATCACTATTGGTTCTTTCCCCTCTCTTATCTAAAACCTCAACTGATTCTTGTACTACCCTTGCCTTTGAAACAACGCCTGCTGTCCAACCCTTCTCTCCATAAGCATTCCTATCATCAACACCATAAATTGTAACGGCTGAATTAAAGTTCATAATCCTTTATGTCTAAATTAGAAGTTTCCCTTTTCTGTTGAAAATTCCTTTCAAATACATTCTTGACTTAGGTGCAATCATTCTCTTAACATTCTTAGGTATATTGTAACTATACCCATCAATGTTCTCATCTTTCTTATCAACCCCACTTATGAAGAAGTCATCTCCCATCTCAATCATATATTCTACCTGTGCCAAGGTGGCATGCTTTACTGCTTCTGGAATGAACTTGTAATAAATAGAATTGACTAATTTGTAGTCCTGACTTCTAGGGAACTTTGCTAACTGATAGATCCTGTATACCGAAGTGTTATCAATAGCACTTGAGAATGCACTCTCTACTGTTAGAACTCCTGTTGTGGTATTACTAATTATAGTCCTTGATTGTCCTGCATTTGTACCTCCGATTATTTCAAGCATACAATAAGAGAACCTATTCTCTGTCGTACTATTTATTTGAGAACCTGAATTGGTATCTGTTAATGTTAATGTAGTTCCTGCTGAAGCAGTACCCACTATATCGTATCTCATAAATGAATTTTGGAATCCTACATAACGATCTATTAGTTCCTCTGCAATATTCATTCTCTCTATTGCCTCATCATCATCCGTAATTGCTATATCTGCATAGGATGATAACTCTGCTTTGGTGATATAACCCCTTTTAGTTTCTATTCCCATATTATTTGAAAATCAAATTAACATTTTGCCCTTTTAACAGTTACCTCGTAATCTTTCTCTTCTTCATTATACCATTTTCCTTTATTCGTTGATTTCCATGAAGGGGTGTCTTTTGTCTTCCAACTTTGCCTATTCCTCGTTTTCCAACTTGGTGTATCATCAGAACTCCAAGGGCATCTAGCACCTATTATGAACAATCCTCTCTCACTAGAACTAATAACAGTACCCTCAATATATAACCCTCTCTCAGATTCGGAGGTATCAATACCTTCTACATATAAACTCCTCTCTGAAGTATCTAACACCCTTCCTTCTAGATATAGATTTCTTTCTGAATAATTGACAACCTTTCCGTCTATATACAACCCTCTCTCGCTACTGGTATATATTCTGCCTTGTAGGTACAGCCCTCTTTCCGAGCCATCTAATATCTTCCCCTGTATATATATAGACCTTTCGGAGTTATCATATTCCTTTCCTTCAATATATAACCCTCTCTCGGAGTTTGAAGGTTTACCCTCTATGTATAATCCTATCTCACTCTCGGTATCCTTACTCCCCTGCAAGTACAATACTCTTTCACTATCACTTGTGGTTTTACCATATATCCATAGACCCCTTTCACTACTTGAAGTTATTTTACCTTGAATATAAATATATCTTTCCTGTGCTTCATATACAACTCCTGCTAGGTATAGCCCTCTTTCGCTAGTAACTTCTACTTTCCCTTCTAGGTATAGGGTTCTTTCAGAATTAGATGTGCTTATTCCCCTAAGGTATATTCCTCTATCTGAGTAATCCCCACCTGCTCCCTGAAGGTATATTCTTCTCTCTGAGGACATTCTTCCTTCAATATATAACCCTCTCTCACTAGTAGATGGAATACCTGAGATATATAATCCCCTCTCGGATGAACTGTCATCAGTACCTCGTATCCATAAGTTCCTCTCACTATTAGAAGTATCAGCCCCCTCTATATAAAGATGCTTTTCCGATTCTGTTGAAACTTTCCCCTTTATATATAAAGTCCTCTCACTATTTCCAGATGTCTTTCCAGAGATGTATAAACTTCTTTCAGAAGAACTCTCTACCGAACCAACCAAATACAAACCTCTTTCTGAAGAACTGACATCAATACCTTCAATATATAATCCTCTTTCTGTATTAGAACCAATAGAACCTTGAATGTATAACCCTCTTTCATTACCTACTGAAGCATCTCCGAATCCAATGTTGAAGTAATCAGTTGATAATATCTGAACACCATCTAAATACAGACCTCTTTCAGAATTGGATACAACCCTACCTTCAAGGTAAATACCCCTTTCTGAACTGTCAGTATCAACACCCTCTAAATACAATACCCTCTCTGAACTAGATGTTAGTTTGCCTTCAATATATAACTCTCTCTCACTTCCAACTACTCCTCCCCCAGATATATACAACCCTCTTTCTGAACTCTCAGAAATTGAACCTTGTAGATAAAGTGTTCTTTCTGAATAGGTTGTATCAATCCCCCAAATGTATAATCCTCTCTCAGAACTAGAATCAACTTTGCCTTCCAGATACAACCCTCGCTCTGAGGTTAGAGATACTGAACCTTCTAAGTACAACCCTCTTTCACTACTACTTGTTAGTTTACCTTGAGAGTATAAATCCCTCTCTGAACTTGAGGTTAGTTTCCCTTGTAAATATAAATTCCTTTCTGAATCCGAAGTATCAATTCCCCAGATATACAAATTCCTTTCTGAACTTGAGGTGTTCTTTCCTGCTATGTATAACAATCTTTCACTACTAACTACACCACCACCTGAAATGTACAATCCTCTCTCGGAATCAGTATCAATATAACCCTCTATGTACAATCCCCTTTCTGAGTTGCTATCAATAGAACCTTCTAAATATAACAATCTCTCACTACCTACTAACCCACCACCTGAAATGTATAGTCCTCGTTCTGAATTAGAATCTATAGATCCCTCTAAATATAACCCTCTCTCAGAATTATCCGTGTCAAACCCTTCTAAATACAAACCTCTCTCGGAATTTACAACCCCACCACCTGAGATATACAATCCCCTATTTGAACTTGAGGTTAATTTACCTTGTAGGTACAAATCTCTCTCTGAGTTGCTATCTTCTGCTCCTTGTAGGTATAACTCTCGTTCACTACTTGATGGAATACCTGAGATGTATATTCCTATCTCACTCTCGGTATCTTTACTACCTTGAACATACAGAACAATCTCACTGTTATCAGTATCCTTTCCTGCTATATACAACCCTCTTTCGCTGTCTTCTAATATTCTCCCTTCTATATATAAAGTCCTTTCAGACCCTTCGTATCCTATGCCTGATAAGTACAACCCTCTTTCACTATTGGCAAGAACTCTTCCCTCAAGATACAAGGTTCTTTCAGAACTAGAGGTACTTACCCCACTTAGATATAATCCTCGTTCCGAGTTTGCACCACCAGAACCTTCAATATAGATTCTTCTTTCTGAAGACATTCTTCCCTCTATATAAAGACCTCGTTCACTTGTTGCAGAACAACCTTCAATATATAAACCCCTCTCTGATAAAGTATCATTAGTTCCACCAATGTATAATCCCCTCTCACTATTTGAATCTATACTCCCTTGAATATATAATGTTTTCTCTGATTCTGTAGATGTTTTCCCCTGTATATATATTTCTAATTCACTATTACCAAGAACCTTACCAGAAATATATAAACCTCTCTCTGATGAACCTTCAAGTTTTCCTTGGATATACAGACCTCGTTCTGAACTGCTAGTATCAAATCCCCATATATATAAATCTCTCTCACTACCTGTATCTACACTTCCTTGTAAATATAAACCTCTTTCACTATTTAATACACCACCACCAGAAACATATAAACTTCTTTCAGAAGTTCCTGTGTCTTTCCCACTAATATACAAACCCCTCTCGGAATCTTCACCTACTGACCCCTCAATATATAAACTCCTTTCACTATCTGCTTCTATAAGGGCTTCACCAAACCCCACATAGAAGTAATCTGTTGAAAGTACCTCTGACCCATTTACATATAATCCCCTCTCAGAATCACTTGTAGATATACCAGAAATATATAACCCCCTTTCACTATTAACCACACCACCCCCAGAAATATATAACCCTCGCTCTGAATCAGTATCTATAAAACCCTCTATATATAATACCCTCTCGGAGTTAATATCAACCTTCCCCTCTATATACAGCAACCTTTCACTATCTACTAGTCCTCCCCCTGATATATATAATCCTCTTTCGGAATCGCTGTCTATTGAACCTTCAATATACAATCCTCTCTCGGAGTTTGTAGTCAGTTTTCCCTGTAGATATAAACCTCTTTCTGAGTTAGATGTTAGTTTTCCCTGTAAATAGAGTCCTCGTTCTGAGTTTGATGTAGATTTCCCAGAAATATAGAGTCCTCTTTCATCTTGGACTCCATACTTCTCTTCTGCATATTTAAACTCATTAAACTTTGCCACATCAACTTATAATTAACTTATTATCTTAAATGCTGGTAATGGATATTTAGACCCTATTAAAAGAATTAGTTTTATTAGTGTGTTCTTCATTATAGGTATGCACAAACTGCTGTAATTAAAGATGGTACAGAAGCACCATCCATTGCAATAGATGCTACACCACTCTGTGCAGTCTTAATGTTTGTATAGTAGGTTGTTTTTGAAGTTGCTGATAATAAGAAACTATTTATAATAGTATCACCAGACTCTGTTCTTGAACCATCAGTAGTAGCTCTAGCATAAGTTCTTGCTGTAGATACGGTATTTGTTTCTGTGTTATTTCCTGTAGAAAGAGTATAATAACAATCCACAATCCCATTCGTAGTCCTTGATACATAAAAAGTTAGTTTTTGTCTTACCTGCCAGATACCAATAGGAATTACAATATTTAACTGAGATATATTACTCCAAAGATTCTGAGTTGCAGTACCACTCTTATACGAAGAATCTGTAACAGTAATTTCCCACTTATCAGGGTCTAATGGGAATCCTAGAGGTGCTTTTTGGGTTGAATATCTAGGAACTGTTATTGCAGAATTAGCCATTAAATGAAGTGCTTCACTATCAGCAGGGTTTATTTCGTGTAAGAATGTAATTGTTGTACTTGTTACAACAGTTATTATTCCGTATATGGTATTTCCACCATTTACAAGACTAAGTTTCATTCCAACTGAATATTTGTCTGTTGCATCAGTTGGTACTGTAATTACTCCAGTAGGGTCGTCTACACTTGCATAAGTCCAAGTCTCTCCAGAAGCTATCCAACCATCTACTGTTCCTCCAAATAAAGGACTTGTTAATGTCTTATTTGTTAATGTTGCTGTTACTGAATCATAGTAAGTCTTTATTGTAGCTTTTAGGTTAGCCCATGTTAGTTCTTTCAGGGAATTAGAGCTAGCACTATCTATCATAGGAATTGTATCTGCATCTATAGGAGTTGTCTTACCTGTTACTCCTACT